CCTGAATACAAAACCGATCAGCCCAATCACTAGATCCATAAGCGGGATCAGCACCGATAACATAATAAGCAGTATCCACAGGTTCTTCCCAAATCTTGAGTGTGGCAAGGCGTTCTGTAGATTTAAGCACCTCGGTATCTTGGAAATTAACGCCAAAGCTGTAGCGGTAATAATCGCAACTAACTTTCTTGAGCTTCTTGACAGCATCGGTACACCTCGCATTGGAGAAGAACGATGTTCCCGTCATCACAAAGGCGTAGTCCTCGGTGGGTGGGAACTCCTGATACATCAGGCTATCATCTTTAATCCCTTCGTACAACTTCCAACGCCACCAAGCAATCTGGCGAGAATTGATCTCTACCCCATAGAGTTTCTTAATGTCCCGTACCCATTCCTTTTCCTCACCAGTGAGCTTGCCATCCCAATACACCTTGTAGGTCTGACCTTGCGGATCTAGGCTATACATCTCATTACGCCACCATCCACAAAAGATTGCCCGTTGGGTTTTAGCCCGTTTAGCAGTGGTGTACATATCGTGAAACATATTAAAACCACGAGCTGTAGATTCAAAGGTGTAAAGCCGATCAGGGTTGGTTTCCGCAAGGGAAGCTAACAGGGAAGCTAATCCTTCTTCGTCACCCCACGAGCTTGTTTCTGTGCCATGAAGGAAGGTGATACCTTTCCCACGACCCAGAGATCCTTTCGCTCTAAGCCCAGCGACTTGATAAAATAATCGACTGCGATTCTTGAGGGCAAGGGCGTTCCTGTTGTGAGTAAGGATCGGGATTTTGTACTCTTTGGGTAAACCATCCATGTACATTGCAAGGGTGCTTCTGAACATATCTCGATTTTCTTCGGTGTCTGTTGTGAGCGTTCCTTGCAATCCTGGGTGGGTGAAGTGCCAATAAAGGTCAAGTGCGAGGGAGATTGTGGTGATTCCAAGTTGCCTTCCTTTCAGAATGACAAAAAAATGGCATCCATCTGCCAATCCTTTAGCCATTTCGTTCATTACATAGGTCTGAGAACCCATGAGGTTATCGAGCTTGCGTAAGCCTTGCTCTTTTGTTTCAATTTTGAGTTGATTACAAAAATGATAGAAATGCTTGAGGTTAAAGTTGCTCATGTAGTGATCCAAGGCAATTTACCGTCAAACTTCTCCAAAATTCGCTTGTTGCCTTCAATAAAAAACTCAGGCTGTACTCCACAGCTCCCACCCATCCGAAAATGAAAGGTGTGCTTATTTGTGGAGGCAAACTTGGGAACAATACGGGTAGCTGCCTGATAGAACAGCCGATCTACTTGAGGATCTGGCTTGTTTAGCAAAATAGCCAATTGTTTAAGGTATTCGGTTTTCATACCCCACATACACCAATCTACAAAGCGGTGTCCTGGTGCGTGCCAACAATCGTGTAGCTCTCCAAGGGCTTCGCAGTTGTCATCAAACAAAAAGTTGCCCTCCTTATCGTGAACTGATCTAAGGCTATAAGCCCAATCATAGCCCTCATCAATTCTATCCATGATACTTTTTACATGGTCAGGGGAATACCAATCATCGTCATTACAAAAGAAAGTAACATCCTCGGTAATCAATTGAGGCGCTCCAGCTAACCACCGTTGCCCCGCATACCCATTGCCACCGATCTTGCCATCCCAGTAGCAGATCTTTACGCAACCATTGGCGTAAAGCCTTCTGAGTTCGACAAAGGTATTAAAGTCCCCGTCACACAAAATGTAATGCGTTGGGGTTATTCCTTCTTGGCTTGCAATAGATTTAAGGCAGTTTGCTAACTCTGTTGGGCGCTTGCCATTGGTTACGGTCACTACGGCACAAGTTTTCAATTGTGTTTATCCAATCTCTTTGTTTCAAAGTTAGGTAAATCCCAATAAGCCACCTTTAAACGGGCTACATGGTTCTTAGCAAGGCTAATTAAGCCGTCATAGGTCATTGAGCTGTACTTCTCACGCCACTCGCTTGCTAGGGCTATCTTTTGTTTCTTGGTCTTGCAAGAAATTGCCCTTAACATCTCAGTCTTATAAATCAGGCGCTCTTTTGATAACTGCTCAATGTCTAGCATCCCCATCCTCTGGACCATCGAGTATGGACTTGAGATAAACAATCTCTGCTTCAGCTTGCATCAATAGCTCTGAGGATTTAGCGTGAACTCGCATCAATTCATGGAAGATGTTTTCTTTGCTCATTTCCCAGATCTTTTGCATATATTGCTTTTTAGCTAGATCGCCAGCTTTCTCGATGTACTGTTGGACAGACACCGCATCTTTTATTCCGTTCTCCATACTCGCACTCCTTCTTTGTCTTTTCTAGCGATGAACTTCTTATTTAACTGCTTGCCTGTACGGTAGTTGGCATTACAGACAATTTGAATCTTCCCCTGTGGGATAAAGAAACTTTCCCCACATTCCATAACCTTATATGGGTACACATTGCGCTTTTTCTCAGGGGGTATGGGAATATTTTTTTCTACTTCAATAGTCATGCTATTCTCCTTATAACTTAACTCATCATACACTACCATGATACACACATACAATGAATATCATCTAGGAGATAACCTAGTTCATCTTAATTACTTAAGGCGGGTTTGCAAAGAGAACCCCGACCTTGAGTTCACCCACCACTGTAATCCGATGCACCACAGTCAACTAACCCCGTTGCTTGAGGACCTTCCTATTAGCTTGCAAGGGTTAAGTATTCCGCCTGGCGCTCTTAATTCGTGGATAGGCTATCAGAACTTTTTTTACAACCATCAGGCTCGGCACAACTGGGTGGTATTTCACTTAGATTGGTTTAATTACCTTTCCGACAGGCTCGAAGTTTCCAATCCTATGGCTTGCAGGGAAGATCTATTGTTCGATTACCCCGCATTGATGCGCCCTTCTCGGTATGAATTTGATTACCTCATCATCAACAGCCATCCTCAAAGCGGTCAACTTCCCGATTACACCCCAGAGTTCTTTAACAAACGGGTACGGGATTTAGCAAATGAGGGCTATAAAGTCATTACAACCTACCCTACAGGGCTTGTTCCATGCACTTTAGACCACCATTTTACGGTCACTGACATCGGAGTTCTGTCCAATGGCTGTAAACACATAGAAGGTGTAGCCACAGGTCCGATGTGGACAACCTTCAATTGCTTCAATCTAGATAAGGTTTTAAGTCGTAAGTTCTATTGCGCTCATCAAAGCGTGAACTTAACCGACAACACAACTACGCTCAATAAACTGTAATTATTGTTTAGGTAGTTTTATATCTACGGGATAACCCTCTTTACCAATGTAGGCGTTGCCTATCTCAGATAAAGGTTGCGCTCCATCTACCAATGATCTTTTAACAATATTAAGGATTTTTTCTGGTTGATTCATTTTAGAGTATTCCTTTACGGATTCATCTCTAGATGGGTTACTAAATTCGTAGGTATCTTTTACGCTAGTTTGACCTTTAGGATCTGTCTGATAAGTAAACCTACCTAAACTATAGGCAATTGGATCTACGCCAAATATAGTGGTCATTTCCCCCGCCTTGCTCTGGTCGTAATCTGCGTAGTTCACGCTACCAGAATTAGTCTTTAGGTATTTGAGTTGTTTTTCAAGATGGTTCTTATTTTCAACATACTGCTTGGTCTTGGCATCATATTCTTTGGCAAGATCTTTGCGACCTTCAGCCAATGCACTCTTGGCAATCTTTTGAGTATCCTGAATGCTCCTATTTAGATAAGAAATCTTGTCATTAAGCTGGGCAAATCTGTTTTTATTGGCTTCTGTAATGACTATTCTTAGCTTATTTAGTTCATCGGGGGTTAAGTCTTTCTCCGTAAAAACATCTTTACGCCCTTTTAACGCATCTACAAACATTCGCATAGGAAGCGGAATGTAGTTCTTAACCCAATCAGCAACTAACGAAGGTTGCTGATTCCGAGCTGGCACAGCGCTCATATTTGTGTTTAACGATTTAGATAAAGCGTCATTGTTAGCCATGAACAAATAGTATCAAAAGATGTAGGAAAACACATATTTTTTTTGGGGTGGACTCGGAAGGGGGTGCACACCTCACCGTACTCATGCCCAATTCAAATGGCAAACAGTCATCGTGCAATCGTTTAATCTATCCCGATCCCAATTCTAAGTAACCTATGCAAGGTTATAGAGTTATGACAGTGAGAGATGACCCGTACCCCTATTTGAATTTGATAAGAGCGCACGATGAGCAAACCTACCCGCCATTCGATCTGACTACCTGGCTATCTATGTATCTATTTACTACACCACTATATAAACTAAGATAGACAATAGAAGATAGACGATAGATTACTTCTATATATAGATATTATAGACTATATACAATAGAAGATAGACTATTGCGTTAGGGAAAACACCTAGAAAATATATTACAAATAACTATTGACATCATGTTACTAACTTATATAATCATATCTATGTAGTGTAATCATAGCTACATAAAACCTAACTACTAAGGATTTAAACCATGAAAATCAAACCAATAGCATCAAACATGACAGAGCTAGTTTCAAATGATGGAACAGTCATTCTATTCAGTTATCAAACTCCAGTAGCTTGCAAACTTAACGGAAACTACTACAAGACATCACAAAAATGGTCTGTTACTACATCTCGTCACATTTCTAAGTGGCTTTCAGGGGTTCAGGCTGGATTAGCTGAACAATCATTCTTTGACAATCTAACAGCTATTTAAGGGGTCAATCATGGAATATTCAATCGGCACAAAGTTCAAAACAAGGGGTAAAGCGCCCAGAGTTTGCATTGTTACAGACATTCTCAAAACCTATAACAGCGCAGGTGATTTAGTTAAAACACGCTATCAAGCAAGCCATGAGTTCATGGGTCAAATTGTTACTGATTATGATTTATGCGCTACCACTATTGCGATGGGTTTAATTGTTGAGGTTGCAGCATGAGCAAACAAGATAAATACTCAGCTTATGTCTATTGGTGTATGAAGTAAGGGGAAATCCCTTTGTCCTTCAATGCCTGGAGTTCAATCGTCAGAAAAGGTACTTTATATGTATAAAGAAGATAGTTTCACCGACAAACTAATACTAATAGCCTGTGCAATAGCTGTAATTCCTCTTATTTGGCTCATCCTAGCCCTTTAAACTAACAGAGAGGGGGTAAGTATCACGCCTGTGAGAAAACCCCTTAAAAGCTGTTTAAATCATTCTTACTATGTAGGAGGTAATTTAATCTTGTCACGAATTGCTAAGCACCTAACCCGCTTTAGGGCGGAGTTCTCTTAAAAAAGAGGTGGTCATCGTTTATCTATGTTGCTTAACTAAGCCAGTGCGATCCTGTAAAGGTCTGACAGATGAAAGCCAACTTGTTTATCCCTATCCACTACCACAGTGTTTAGGAGGGCTGGGTTATAGCCCCGTAGTAGTTTGCTTTAATGGTGATTTTGATGGTAATGGTCTTAAATCGTTATGGAGACCCAATCGCATAACAGACCCAAAACCACCACTAAAACAAACTTAATCGGATTAGATCATACTTTTTAAAGGAGTGCAACAAAATGAATAAAGCAGATAAAGATGCGCAGAAATGGCAAGAAATGAACCAAGCAGCTCAGTATCGAGAATGGATCAGAGCAACAGAAACAGGTACGCCTTATTACATCAATCCTCAAGGCGATGTAGTGACTGAAAAGGACAATAATGCAAGTGTTAAGAATAAAGCCTGAAGAATCTTATCCTTGGCTTTTAGAAAAGCATTACGCTAAAAGAATCCCTCAGATCATGCACGCCTTTGGCTTATATGAAGATGGCAAGGGTTTAATAGGTGTTGTGACCTATGGCATACCCGCTTCCCCCCCCTGTGTATGGGGATCTGTGGCAAGGAATACGCTGATAAGGTGCTAGAGCTTAATCGTGTGTGCTTGATGGATAACACCAAGAACCAAGCCAGTTTTCTAGTGGCTAATTCCATCAAACTAT